GATGGGAAACGCCTATGTTTACAGGGAGTTGGGAGAGAGCGGTCTTATCATCAGCACTGCAGCAGAACGGATACTCGCCTATAACGAGAAGGATGACATAGTAGACTGGGCAGCTCCGCCAGACCTGTGGAATAAGCGTCAGGAGACAGGACGGTCTGCCTATGAGATATTCGCTTCTCACGGCATTCCCCTGCGGAAGGTGAGCAATAACCGGGAGCAGGGATGGTTGGATCTCAAGGAGTGGATTAAGCCTGTGCTTAACGAGCAAGGCAAGATTACTCCGAGACTGCGTGTGTTCAGTAACTGCAGACAGTTGATCAAGTGTATGGGAAGCGTCCTATACGATGAGAAAAACCCCAATGATATGGCGAATGAACCGCACGAGCTTACGCACTTCCCTGATGCTTTGAGATACTTCGCAACTTCAAGACCGCTCCCGGCAGAAAGACCTGTCGTGCGAGAGTATGACGATGACTATGTAGACTTTGACATTCAGGTGTCGAGTCTGTTTGAGGATCAGATATGATAGGTGCAATGATGGTCATAGCTGCCTTCGTGGGCGGCACGTTCTATGGATGGTGGTTAGCACAGCACCAGCCTAAAGCGGAAGCACCCACGCAGGAAGAGGAAGAAAGACCTAACGATATGGCAAGGCAGTGGTTCAACATAATGAACTATGACGGTACAGAGAGAGGACAGATAGGAGCAGACGATGCCGATTACGATACCTGATTACTTCGCTCCGAAGACAACGCCAGAAGCGATCTGGGCAGAGTATTCAAGGGGCAAGAACTTCAACTATTCAATCGAGCTATATGAGACTGTCAAACGGAACGAGAGGTTTATGTCCGGGGATCAGTGGTTGGGAGTGAAAGCACCAGACATTGACAAGCCTGTGCTGAACTTCCTTAACAGGACGGTAGCGTATCAGGTCGCACTCATTATCTCCAACAGCGTGGGAGTGAGTGTGGTCAAGCAGAACGATGACGAAACCACTGAAGGACAGACAGTCGCAAACTACATACAGGGACAGGTCGAGGATGTCATAGAGGACACCAACTTTATGGCGAAGTCCCGGAAGGCTATATGGGATGCAGCGGTTGACGGAGACTGCTGCATTTATTCTTATTGGGATGCGGAGAAGGGAAGGATCGCCTGTGAGAACGTGGCGAACACTTCAGTCATCTTCGGTAACCCTACGGTAGCTGATGTACAGGCACAGCCGTGGATAATCCTTGAGCAGGAGAAAGACCTGAAGGAAGTCAGGCTACAGGCGTTCCACGCTGGTCTTGACTTTATGTCGGTCATCCCGGATGCAGAGACTCCGTACAGGGAGAGTGATACTCCGTACACTACGCTGAACACGACAACAGTCTTGAAGAAGTTTTGGAAGGATCTGAACACTGGTCATATATGGTTCTGCGAATGTACGCAGACCGTAATGTTGCACGAGCCTGTTGACACCCTGCTCACGCTTTATCCGATAGCGTGGATGAACTGGGAAGAGGTCAAGGAAAACTATCACGGCAAGGCTATTGTTACTGGTGCTTTGCCGAACCAGATAGCGGTCAACAGGCTGTGGGCAGGAGCTATCTACCACTTAAGGCAGTTGGCATTCCCCAAGGTCTTCTACGACAAGAACAGGATACCGAGATGGAGCAATATGCCGGGACAGGCACTGGGTGTAGTCGGTGGTCTGACTGATGCACCAGCAACGTCAATGGAAATGCCCAAGATGGATCAGGACGTTGTGGACGTGGTCGAAAAGACCGTGTCTATGACTCGTGACTTTATGGGCGTGAATGACGTTGTGCTTGGAAACATCAACCCTTCCAACACATCTGCCATCATAGCGGTACAGAAGTCCACGGCAGCTCCGCTTGAGATACAGAGACTTGCCTACTATCAGATGATAGAGGACGTGTGCAGGATCTGGGTAGATCTGATGTGCTGCAACTACGGACTTCGTACTACGAAGGTCAAGAAGGAAATGCCTGACCCAATGACAGGTCAGACGATACAGGCAGAAGCTCTGTTTGAGATAGACTTCAACTCAATCGATTACGACACGCTGAAGATCCGTGTTGATATCGGTGAAGCAAGTTACTGGTCAGAGATTATGCAGACGCAGACGATGGATAACCTGTTCAACAAGGGACTCATCCCGGATGCTTCGACATACATCAAGTCCATCCCGGACAGATACCTGCCGAACAAGAACGAGATCCTTACTGCGATAGACAGGGCAATGGGTCAACAGGGACAGGCACAGGTCACGGAAGCACAGGATGTTACCGAGCCTGTGATGAGCGGAGCAGAACGGATGTTGCAGACAAAGGAGAAACAGGTCGATGAAAGAATGCCAGATGTGCCACAGGGTCTTGTGGGCAGGTGAAGGTAAGGACATAGAGAAGGACGGAAAGCAGTACAGGGAGATCAAGCTGTACTGCCGTACCAGAGGTTGTCCGAACAACAACGGAGAACCAGTTGAGATAGACGAGGTAGAGATCAATGGCGATAACGAGTAGAAAGTTTGTTGCTCCTGAAGGATGGGATAACCCTGCTTCAAGCTTTTACGGCAAGGGCAACTACGGCAAACCAGACCGTCCGGGACTGTCCACTGCAGAGATGCAGAAGGTAATGGACGAGATACCGAGAACGGTTATAGCACCAGCGGTCAACGGTCTGATAGATGACCTTGTGACCTACATAGACGGTGGAAGCGGTGCTGACAATATCGGAGCGACTCCTGTAAGCGGTGGAACATCACATACCGTACAGGGGATTCTGGAAGAGATCGTTGACGGCACTGCCAACACACACGCAAGGACGGCAGACGGAATAAGCGGATACACAATATCTTCTGATGAAATGCACGGCAACCTGCAAACAGAGATACCGTCATCCTTTGCTGTAGCACAGGCTATGGGTGCTGCTGGTCTGGGAGATATGTTGGCATCAATGTATGATCCCAGAAGTATGCAGACTGACGCATTCGCTGCCGAGCATCATACGTTCGTTGACTCAAACAACTTCTATACCACAGACAACGTACAGGCTGCGCTGAATCAGATATCAGGGGCGTGGCACAACATCACTATCAGTACAAGCAGTCCTTCAGGCGGAAACAACGGAGACATATGGATTAAGGTGACGTAATGGCAATAGCGTGGGACACAAGAACACAGGTAGCATCAGGCAGTGTCGGATCGTATGCGTATCCCAGTACACCGTACTACTTCTACATCTACGCTACTGCCACAAGAAGCGGACTGAATGCCAGCATCTACTTTGAGTACATCATCCATCCAGAATACTCGCACTATGAGGACTATGGTGGACCGTATTATGAGTTCTATGTGGACGGCAGCCTGAAGAGTACCGATCATGTACCGACAGTCTGGAACGACATAACCCTTGCCACATACACAAAAACGCTGACCGCTAACAGTAGTGGTCAGTTTGCTTCTACGACTGTTTCGGGGCAGTGGTACAGGGACGGTAATTCCGGCACTCCGCCTAAAGACCTGACGATAAGTGCAACGGTAACTCTTCCGAATCTTACGACATACACCGTCATATACGGTGCGAATGGTGGAAGCGGAACGATAGCGAACCAGACGAAGATATACGGTGTTCCTCTCACACTGGCATCAAGCGGATACACAAGGGACGGATATACCCTTGCAGGGTGGACAGACCAGAACACTGGTACGGAATATGATCTGGGCGGAACGTACGAGAGAAACGGTTCTGCCCTTATGTATGCGAAGTGGACACCGAACACCTATGATGTAACCTTCAACGCTAACGGTGGAAGCGGAACACAGGCGAGTATGACCAAGTATGGCGGAACTGATCTTACGCTTCCGAGCAGTACGACATTCACATATACAGGTCGGCATATTACTGCGTGGTTGAAGGGGTCTGCGTCAGGTACGGCTTATGCGCTGGGTGGTCAGTACAAAGACAACGCTGCTGCCACCTTCTATGCAAAGTGGGCGTACAACACCTATAGCATCAAATTCAACGCTAATGGCGGTTCAGGGACTATGGCGAATGAGTCAATGACCTACGGAACTGCCAAGAACCTGACTGCCAACGCCTTCACGAGAGAAGGATACCGATTCCTTGGATGGGCAACATCTTCTTCTGGAAGCGTGGTCTATACCGATGGACAGTCGGTCAACAACCTTACGACTACGAACAACGGAACGGTCAATCTGTATGCGGTGTGGCAGGCTTCTGGAATAAGGGTGAAGCACAACGGAACGTGGAAGGAAGGACAGGTCTACGTCAAGCACAACGGAACGTGGAAGTTGGGTCAGGTGTTCGCCAAGCATAACGGACAGTGGAAGGAAGGTACATAAATGATTGCAAGAGGAACAACACCTACCATCCAGTTTACCTTCAAAGCAGTGGATACGGCAGACATAGCTGTGTGTTATCTCACTATGCGAGAAGGAGACTTGGTAATAGAGAAAACACTGGAAGACGCAAGGGAAGTTG